CTGCTGAATTGTTGTACTGAACGTTTCAATCTCAGAGGATGGATTCGCCGTGTCATTAGTCGCGGCTAGGGTCACAACCCTATGGGAATTGGTCGGTAAATCCTGACCTTGGACAACTCGCGCGGGCGAGAACCTGGTTTGCTGGTAAAACGGCAATTCAACCTCTATCGTTTATTCACACTCAAGTTGGTCGCAGCCGAACCGGCTCCTGAGTTCTGCGCAATTCGCGTGGAAGCCCACTTTCCCAATCTCGCTCCATCAGTAGTTGTAAAATTAAGACTATTCGCCGTGATAGTTCCGTTCCCAGAAAATGCCTGATCACCCCTTGTAACATTGGGGTTAGTGCTTTTTCCGTTAGAGAACAGATACTTTTTACGACGCGCACCGCGGAACCCTGCGTAACAGGGTGTCCACCACGATGCAAAGTCCTTATTGACTACATTGAGCGGAGTGGTTCCATCTACATCAGATTTGTCTACTCCCTTGGGGTCCCAACCGGATTGGTAAGGCGCGTCCTTATTTAAAAGGTTATTGATGCGCACAATACCTTCCGGGGGCCTCTCGGGCACCCAGACTTTAGTCTGTGTGTAACGTTTCATCAACTCTCTCAGCGTTGTGGGAGGGTCACCATAGAAAACAGTGTAAGTATGGTCCGCTTCCACGGATTCCTTTGCAATGGTCTGAATCTCAGTCGATCCCATCGGTTTGTCAGTTTCATTGACGGATGGGTTTTCGGTCGGATCAGCCATACCGCTCTGGCTGTTAAGCACAGGCGTCTGCTCAGGGAAAACATGGAAATTGTTAATATTGCGGTTCGAGGGCGAAGCAAATTTCGCATCCTCACACATACTGACAAAAACATTAACGCTAATTGGTGCATCCACGGAAGGACACACGAGATCGTTCAAAATATTGAGCTCAAGGATTCCGTTAAAAATACCCTGAGTCTTGGGTAGGCGCACGGTGTCACTAAAGTTAACCGTATCAGCGCTCAGAGCACCACATGTCAACCATGGCTCTGACTGCGCCCAGCCTACTACGACCTCAAAATCATCCTGTTCCGCAATATCGATCACGCGGGAATAGTTGGTGTTATACTCGACAGCTGTGCTGTGAGAATTCGGATCGTACCGAACCAACATTCTTCCTTTGTGAAAGTCAGATTTGACTATCTGAAATCGGAACTTAATGCTACCCTGCCATGAATTAAAACACGATCCAATCATGCTCATGGGGGTGGGATGAATTTCACTACCTAGGATATCGAACAACATTGGTGTCACGTGTGAGTTCCATAACAACGTATCAGGTCCTTCATCTGGCGTCCAAGTGAAACTAGTAAGATAAGATTCACGCTGAGCAATATCATTAATGCCCATCTGGTCAAACCATCAAGACCCGCTGTACGAGTGTCCAAAGTAAGTTCAGCCTTAGAATCCATAGTAAGCTTTTGCACCGCATCAGCAGCGTCCACATTAGTGAAATTACCTGTTGGATTAGGCTTGAACAATTGTATATCAGTGACCACTGAGGGACGCGAGTATCCGAAGATTTTCGCAACTTCCCCCACCTTACCGGCAACCATTTCGGTCGCCAACGCGTAAGGCCGAATAAGTGGTAAGTCCGCGAGTACCCCCGCGGCTTTTGCTATGACAGCTGCTGGCTTGGAAATAATTCCAGAACCATATTCATCTCGTGCAGTAATGTCATTGCTCTTATTCTTAGGTCCGAGCGGCTTCTTATTCTTCTTACCAGCCTGCGAAACAAGCAGTGAATTGCTGGTTGGCATAGTGAGGACAACGTCCTCTGCCCACAGATAGATCGTAATGGTAACGGGGTCATTACCTCCATTTGCATGTAGGAGGTTGTCAAACGATTTGACAATGATTTCACCCATATCCTGTGCGTCATCATCTGTGATGGACAAGTAATTCTTAGTCCAAAAGAAGGGCATACAAAGCTCACCACCAGTATTCTTGGTGGGATTCAGGAAGAAGTGCGGCTTCTGACTAGCCTGGATTAGGTCTTGCTGGAGGAAATTCCTCTCAACCGTAATCTGGTCGTAGTTAAAGCCGGCAAGTGGATTGTAACTCGATAGGGCACGTCCGTAGTGAAACTTAGTGCCTGAGATAACCATCTTGCAGTGCATCTTCATCCGAATCAACTCGTAATTTTTAATTTTCTCAGCAACAAAAGGATTGGCCAAAAATTCCTTCCAAGGGTTAAAGGCATAGAAGAAGGGCTGTCCAACAACCCAGTTCTGTACGCTCTGACGAATGGGACGACTCAAAAATTCGCCCAAATTGGAATCATTATTGTTTGCCAAGTCCATGGTGGCATCGTAACCTCCCTTAACATCCGTAGTCCATCCAGCATCTTGGTCCGCGAAAGCGGTAATCTGCTGTTGGGACATTGGACCGGATTCGGCTACATCCATACCAGGTGGCGGCTGCAAAGCGCCGGTCGAAGAAGATTGCGAATCCAAACATACAGACTCAAGCATCTTCTCAAGTTCATTGACCTTGCGCTGCAAAGCAGCAATGTGCTGATACTTTTTGGAGAGTTTACGTCGCAAATGTTTATTGAGCTGCGACAACTCCGCATTTTCATGCATAATAAAGCTCATATCAAAACTTGGGACTCTTTTCAAAGGCGCATCCCAATCAAAATCCTTCCCCTGAGGTACAGCAGGGGCCTGTTCAAAAATAGTATCAAAATTAGAAATCAATTTATG